AGGTCTTCGACCTCGTCGCCATAGGTGATCTGTTCAAATCGCCCGGAAGACTCACCGGCACAGAAAAAGTCGAACCGGAGAGCCAATATGCCTCTTTCGGACAAAGCTCGGCCAAGGCGTACCAGTTTATCACTCTCCTTATTGGACTCCATGCCGTGGCAGAGGATGACCGCAGAGCGAGGGTCTGGTTTCTCCGGAAAATGGAGAGCCCCCTTCAATGTCTGCCCGCGAGAGTTGCGAAAGAATATCTTTACTATGTTCGTGGGCGCGCTCCTTTGCACTTGAGACATGGATACCACATTTCGATCGGGGTCAGAAACGAAGCCGGCGGGCCGTGGTTCACCTGTCCCCGCCGCCGCATCCCGTGAACGGTCCGAGCCATCGAGCCAGGCCTTAGCCCACTTGCGGAACCCTTCGGGCTGGCCGGTTTCCAAGGCGGCCAGAATCCCGAACGCAACGCGATTGGTGGTGGTCACAGCAGGCGGATCAATCTCCCGCGTCAGAGTCCCGGTCACTGTGCCCACCTTGGGCCCGTGGTCGTTCTGTACGACTTCGCCCTCCGCCTCGAACAACCGGGCCGTTGGGCCGAAATTGGCGTGGATCGGGTCGAGAAACACCGCCAGCAGCGGGTGCGTGTAGAAGTGGTAATAGCCCGGCCCGCACAGGTCGCCTTCTCCGCTCAGAATCGGGGCGGGTTCGTTCAATTTCCACTGGAACCCGCCGTGCGTCTGCATGTCCCGGTCTGTTAGCTTGTAGATCGTGGTCATTGGTCGTCTCCTTCGATCTTGGCCAGCAGGGCGCGGGTTTCCTCCAGCCAAATTTCTTGCTGCTGAGGGTATTCGGCCGCGATTAGTTCGGCCCACCGCTTCAACTCCGTCAGCAATTCCGGTGCCGCACGTATCAACCGTGCGTTGGCTTCGCCGACGGGATTGTCGGCGCGCACAAAAGCGATTTCATCTTGGTTGGCGCTGCCGATGGGAAACACCCGCAAGGGCGAATCTCCCGGAGAGTCGTCATACCCGTTGATCCAGTATTCCGTGCCGATGAACCACGGCCCCGGTGCATGTTTGGTGGTTTTGCTCATGTCGTGCTCCCTTGGTGGTTATTCGGCTTCCGCGAGCCGTCCGAACGCAGCGGCCGTGGCCCGCTTGTACTCGGCCCAGGCGGCGTCCCTGGCCCGCTCGTACTCGGCCCAGGCGGCGGCCCTGACCCGGTTGTACTCGGCCAGGGCGGCGGTCTTGGCCCGATCGTACTCGGCCCAGGCGGCGTCCGCGACCCGCTCGTACTCGGCCCGTGCGGACGAAGATAGAAGATGGCGGGCAGCCCATACCCAGTCGAAATCGTCCGCATGCTGGACGCACAGGGCTTCCGTGACCTGAACCCCGCGCGGGAACAGGGCCTTGAACCGCTCGACCTCTTTCTTGCAGGCGCGGAGCTTACGCAACTTCGTGACGGTGATTTTCATGACCTGCTCCCTGATTCTATGTCCAGGTTGTAATCGTCAAAATGCCACTCCACGAGCCGCCCCGCCGGGAGGGGTTCCAGGTATCTTTCACGGATCAAAAAGGCCAGGAACCTGCCGCCGCAGCCATATGAGTTCGGCTTCCTCTTTGGGGCCCACTCTGGGGCCGCTAAAAATGTCGGACCGGCCTTGAATTTCGCCACCGCGTCTGCTGTGTCGAAATCCCTCAAAACCTCCAGGTGGTCATCGACCCCGTAATCGGAATAATCGCCGCTGGTGGCCATTACGATTTGTCCCTTGGTGATTTTCATGATCTGCTCCCTTGGCTGGGGTTAAGGCCCGTTCACTTTCCGGCACGGCCCAACACCTGCGCTCCTGTCTACCCGGTGGCGTCTCTAGCCGGTAAACTCACGGCATCACCTCGCCCGAATTCAATCAGGCTCGAACCGCCGGAACTTCCAGAACGGCTTGCGGAACGGTTAACCCGCTCCCGCAAGCCCCACCGTCTCCAGTGGGGCAGCGGCAATGGGCCGTTACATCACCGCAAGGCGTACCGCCGCCGCCAAGCGCCAGTGGAAGGGGCTGTACGGGTGTTCCTGTTCTTCCGTGGCCGCATATTCGAGGGCCTCCGAGCGCGAGGCGAATGTCAGGTGGTAGTGATCGTCGCTCGCGCAGTCGTCGTCGTGATCTAGCACGAGCACCCCTCCGCGCAGCGTGTGTTCCGCGTAAACAGCGACTTTTATCTCTTGATTTGCTTCCATGATCTACTCCCTTGGTTTGGTGTCCCCTATCCCTGACTACCAAGCTATGGCATGCGCCAACCGTTGTCAAGCACTTTCTCAACAATTTCTCAAATTATTTCCGAACCCACTGATTCGCAAGGCGATACCACCGACAAGATTTGGCACTTGACAATGCCAATCCAACCCGCTACCCTCCCTGCATGGATACCAGAACTGATACCAGCACGGTAGGACGCCGCCTCAAGGCAGCACGCGAGTCCCGTGGACTCTCAGCAACCGCGGCCGCCAAACTGGCAGACACCGACAAGGGCACCTGGTGGCGCTACGAACACGACGCCCGGCTGCCCTCCCTGGACAAGCTCATGGCATTTGCCCGCGCCACCGGCTACACCCTGGATTGGCTTGCCATGCGCCGCAGCCCGGTAATCTATCGACGGCCCGGCGCATCCGTGGATTGACGCATGGAACAACACGCCCGCCGAGACCGTATCCGGGCACTGCAAGCCCCTGCCAGCGTCAAGACCACGCTCCTGGTAATCAGTACCTACGCCAATACACGCGATCAATGCTGGCCATCCATAGCCGTGATCTGCGAGACGTGCGGGCTCTCGCGCCGCACAGTGCAATACGCGATCCGCTACGCCGAGCGCCAGGGCTGGCTTGCCCCAGGCCGCCGGGGACACCGATCCTACCTGTTTACCCTGACACTCCCACCTGTTTCCAGGGGTGCAACCAGTGCACCCCCCCGTGCAACCAGTGCACCCAGAAAGAGTAGGAAAGGACCTGCGCACCGCAAACCACGCTCCGATCTCTGCAAAGCCTGCCACCAACACCTCGCCGTCCTCGATAACCAGTGCAATGCCTGCATCGACCGCAGAGCCCGAGCACGCAGACGGATGCAAGGCGGTGACCTGCCCCCGCTCTGAGCTGGTAGACGACCTCACCAATCGAGTCAGCAACCGTCTGTTTTGGCCGCCCCCGGCGGCGTCCTGCGTAAAAGTCCCCGCATTTGTACAAATGTCTTGCATTTACCGGGCCCAATGTGCTAAACGATGCGGCAGGAGCACAGAGCTATGCCTCATCCGGTCCGGAAAAATCGGAAGTCCGTAGCCGCGGACGCAAAGGCCCCGGCGGGAAAAAGCGCTGGGGGACGGCCCACCAAATACAAACCCGATTACTGCGCGGCTGTCGCCAAGATGGGACAGGCCGGGTTGCTGTGGTGCGAGGTCGCGCTCCGGCTCAAAGTCAGCCGGGACACCCTGAATGAGTGGGAACGGACACACCCGGCGTTTTCCGACGCTAGAAAAGCTCACAAGGATGGTTTGGAGGCGTTCTTCGCGAATACGTTTCGCGAAGCGATGCTGGGCCACATCCCGAAGTTCAATGTGACAGCGGGGATTTGGCTGTCCAAGAATTCCGTTGGCTGGCGTGACAAGCTGGAACATTCGGGTGATCCGGACCGTCCGGTGAATTTCATGGATTACTCGAAAGCGACGCCAAGCGGGATCGGGGTGAAGGAATGACGGCGCTGGTCGGATCGGATACAGCGTCCGGGTACGATCAGCACTTTGCGGCCCGCCCATATCAGATTGACGTGCTGCATGCGTTCGCAACGGGGCAGACCAAGCGGGCAATGCTGGTCTGGCATCGGGGAGCAGGGAAAGACAAGACTTGCTGGACGCTGATGGGCGAACGGGCCGCGCGCAAGGTGGGCAACTACTTCTATTTTTTCCCAACGTACAATCAGGCGCGGGTCGCGCTTTGGGACAACATCGACAACGATGGGTTCCGGACGATCAACCACGTCCCTCCGGTGTATGTGGCCCGGCAGAACGAGGTTGAGATGCAATTGGAGCTGGTCAACGGCTCCACGATCAAGCTGCTCGGGCTGGACCAGCCGAAGCAGGTGGACCGGGTGCGGGGTGTGAACCCGGCGGGCGCGGTGTTTTCGGAGTACGCGTTCATGGGGCCTTACGGGTGGGAGGTGATGCAACCGCGCCTGGAGCAGAACGGCGGATGGGCGATCTTCAACACGACGCCGAATGGGCCGAATCACGCTCAGGACATGTGGGACATGGCCGTGACGAGCAAGGACTGGTTTGCCCAGCTATTGACAGTTGAGGACACGGGTGCGCCGGTTGATATTGAGAGATTGAGAGCAGAAGGCGTCCCGGAGGAGCGGATCGAACAGGAATACTTCTGTTCATTCGCGGGGATTCGGACGGGATCGTATTTCGGGGCGCTGCTTCAGGGAGCGGAAGAGGAAGGGCGGATCGGGATTGTGCCGCACGACCCGTCTCAGGTGGTGGATACGGCCTGGGATATTGGATATGGGGATGCAACGGCCATCTGGTTTTTGCAGGACGGCGGCGAACGGATTATCGATTACTACGAGGGGAGCGGCGTAGGGGTTGAGTACTACGCCCATGTTTTGCAACAGATGGGGGCCGAGCGGGGATACGTGTACGGCAAGCATTGGGCGCCTCACGACATTGAGCACGGGGATTGGAGCACGGGGGCAAGCCGGGTCGAAACGGCAAGAGAGTTGGGGTTGCATTTCGAGACGGCGCCGAAATTGGGGTTGGATGAGGGGATCGAAGCGACGGGGCGGTTGATCCGGCGGGCGCAGTTCGATCAGGGCCGGTGCCAGCAAGGATTGTCAGCGTTGCGGTCATATCGCCGGGAATGGGACGATCAACGCAAGACGTACCGCAACAGGCCGGATCACGATTGGGCGTCGCACGGGGCGGATGCGCTGCGGACCTACGCGGTCTGTGACCGGCGGAATCTGGAGCAGGTCGACTTGGTGCCGCCAATTGTGACGGGCAGGCACCGCCGGGGCTTTACGCAAGGCAACACATGGTTACGGCGATAATCAGGAGGGCCACGGATGGCCAAGCAACCGACGGAAACTGAACGCAGGGCGGCTCGCGGTAAGGGGTCAGAGGCGGACAAGATAGCGTTGGCCCGGCGGCGGTTCAAGCGGGGCTACGAGGCGAACGACGCGAACCGGAAGGAAGCGAAGGATGTGCGCCGGTTTGTCTGGATGGACGACCAGTGGGACGGGGAGGATGTGGCTCGCGGGCTGAAGGGGCGGCCCGTCGTGACGGTGAATCTGCTGAAAGCCGCGTATCATCAGGTCGCTAACGATCAGCGTCAGAACCGGCCGGCGCCGAAAGTGGTGCCCGTAGACAGCGTGGCCGATCCTGATGTCGCGCAAGTGTTCAATGGGCTGATTCGGGCGATTACGTCCGTCTCGAATGCCGACGCCGCGTATGACACGGCCCACGGCCATGCGGTAGACGGTGGGGAGGGCTTTTTCCGGGCTGTGACGGAATGGGAAGATGAAGAGGGCACTGCTCAGTGCATCCGTATTCGGCGGGTACGGAACCCGGATTCGGTGGTGATCGACAACCACGCTCAGGAGGCGGACTGTTCGGACATGGATTGGGCGTTCATTTCCCACTGGGAGGATCACCTGGAGTTCAAGGACAAGTGGCCGAGTGCTCAGGCGGTGGATTGGGTCGGGGATGGCGACGAGATCAGCTTGTGGCGCGACGATGATGCGGTCCGGGTCTGCGAGTACTACTACGCGGTGGAGGAACAGACAGCCGGGCGTCCCCGCCGGAAGATCATGCACGCGATCATGTCCGGGGCGGAAATCCTGGAGGAGCGGGAGTTTCCGAGCCGTTACATCCCGGTTTTCCGGGTTGCCGGAGACGAGATCGAGATTGACGGAAAGGTTCATACGTCCGGGTTGTTCCATTCGGCGCGGGGGCCTGTCCGTCTGTACAATTACTACAGGTCGGCAATGGCCGAGGCGGTGGGAGAAATCCCGAAGGTGGTCTGGACTGGACTGCCTGAGCACTTTGCGAATTTCGAGCAGCTTTACGAGGATGCGGCGCGTGAGCCGATTGCCTTTTTGCCGCACAATTTCGAT